ATCAATTATATTTGTTCCAAGTTGATAATAACCATCAACAGAGTGCCAATCTGATTCTTTGTATAGATCTAGTTTGATCAAGATTTCTTTCAGATCTCTTAATACTGAACCTTTAAGAGCAGGTAAGGTTTTCCTCACAATTGAGTAAGTTACACTTTCTCTGTTTAGAATATCAATCACCATCCAAAGAACAATGTTCCATGTCTTACCCGCCCTTGAAGATCCCTGAAAAATATAGTTCCGATAATCTGTTTGATTCAGGTCCTCAAATACTTGTGTTGTTTGTATTTTGATCGGCACTCTTTAATTTTTCTTGTATAGCTTCGTTTAGTTTTTTCTGAAACATCTTTGTATAATGTTTAGACATTTGATTTCTAAATTTAATTCTTTTGTTGTGAGCCTTACGACCTCCTCTTACTCTACTTCTTGGCATGGTTCATTATTTTTGTCTTCGTGCAGATTGTTTATGATAAGTGGATTTACTTGAATGTTTGTTATAAGTTTTAACTGCCTTACCACCTTTTCTTTTTCCAAATGTAGTTTTCCTACTTGATGCTATTGATTTAGCCATTATAATAATTTTCCTTGAATTGGTTTATTCTTTTCGTGTTCTATTCTCGCTTTCGCAATATCCATATACTCCTGTTCTTTCTCAATACCGATGAAACTTACTCCACATCTAATCGCTGCTTTACCTGTTGAACCACTACCCATAAACGGGTCTAATACCACTCCATTTGGTGGGGTAATAAGATTGATAAGGTATCTCATTAGGTCAGTAGGTTTAACTGTTGGGTGATTGTTCTTAACTTGTATTGGTGCCCATCTTGGGTCATTTTCTAATCCACCAGAATTAACTCTATTTTTTGTTTTATTAGGTTCATTATCTAATCCCTCGTTTCGGTCTTTCTTTGATGCCTTAGCGCAATAAAAAAAGCGGCTCGCACCCCCTTTGTCTCCATACTCTGGTCCAATAGGTAAGTTTGTCCCTTTATTCCAAATACCACCTGTTCCTTTCTCTAATTTATTCTTTCCACTCTTACTAATCCCACTCTGTTCGTCCAATAGTTGTCCCGCCTCTTCATCAAAGATTATGTTTGCTGGAAATCTACCATTCATATCAATTTGTTCGCATCTACTTTCTCCTTCACCACCAAAAAATGTTCCTGTTCCTTTTCTTATATCTTCTTGATGTTTTTTATCATAATCACTAACATATTCAATCCTACTACCATCAATATTGATTCCACCTGTTCCGTGCTTTAATACATTCTCCGCAATTGATTTCTCACTTAAAGGTTTTCTCGCCAAGACCATAGGCTCGTGTGCTGGTTTTAATGCTGTTCCCCAACCTTCCCATTCACTATTACCTTTGGTTAAAGTCCTATCAGCCTTTAGATAAGGCAATCCATCTACATAGGGTCTATTGTCGTGTTCCAAGTTTTTTTCTTGAATACTTGAATATCCTTTTCCATTTGATGTTCCAACAACCTCTCTCTCATTACCTTCAATCTTATCAATCGATTTACCGATGTTATGTGATTTCGGGAATCCGCTGCCGTAAAGCCAAAGTATTTGGTCTCTTATTTCAAACCCTGCGTCTTCAACTGCCACTGCCATTCTGTGATATGTTCTACTATGACTAAACGATATTAGATGACCTCCTGGCTTTAATACTCTTAAACATTCTTCCCATACTTCAGTTCTAAATGCTATATCTCCCCCGTCCCATTCTTTTCCCATAAAACCTTTTGATGCCCTTGCGTATGCTCCATCAGTTCCAAATTGTGCTGGTGCTGAACCATCTTTACCAAATCTTTTAACTATTGATGTTAGGTGATATGGTGGGTCTGTAATTACACTATCAACAGAATTATCAGGTAATGTCTTGAGGACTTCCAAACAATCCCCCAATCTTAAATCTATATTCATATTATCGTTTTACAAATACACCTCCGATGTAACCCCCATGAGTTATTTCATATTCATATCCTGTTTTCTCAATCCATTCAATAAATGCCAGTCTTTCATGTTCATCATACTCAGCCTCATTTCCGTGCCAGTCATCAAAACGAATAAAGATCTCTCTCCAATTGCAACCCATTAAGAATTTGAGTGATGATACTGTTGGTTCATAGATGTCAACATCAATGTTTGCTGCTGCTATATCCATTATACCATAATCACTTGGATATCTCAGATCATGAACATCAGAAAGAATGAGTTTAATATTCTCCTTCCTTGATAATTTTTCTTTTGCTTCTTCAATGTTCTTTGGGATATGTCCTGCTTGATAATCAGGGTGACCAAGAGCGAATGCTCCTTCGGTCCAATCACTACTTGATGGTAATGACTTTGATGTCTTTTCCAATCCCTTAAAATGATCTACCGTAAAGACCTTTCTATCGGGGAACTGAGATGCCAGAAATAGAGTTGACTCACAGGTAAATGTTCCAAATTCAATTATGTCTCCTTTGAGACCATACTTATCTACCATTTCTTTAATGATGGGTAGATCACATCTTTCCATGTTTGGACTTGTATTCATTCGTCATTCATTTTTTTCCACAGTTGTTCTTTAACTGAGTTTATTATTTTGAAATACTCTTTTATGGCAGGAGTTTGATCCTCATTCTGTAGGTATTCCAATTTATCCAATAAAGTTCTGTATAAGAACCTATATTGTAAGAAGGTCAGATTAAGTTTCACTTTGTCTTCAGTCATTGTTTTCAAGTTTTGATTTGATTATTTCTATTTCAATTTTTTTATTTGAATCAATTTTTTCTCCACCTGATGTTATATCAACTCTCTTTTCTGTGTTCCATTCATCACCAAACTTGTTTCTCATTACTAGTGAATATAAGTTTGAATTTAGGTTCTTTGATGTTCCATCTTTGAAGCCTTTTCTTGGGATTGATGCCCACCATGTATGTGATGCTTCCCTCATCGCGCTGACGGTTTCCAAAAAGTAAGGTTCTTCATCCATTAATCTATAGAATGTATCCTTTGCAACTCCAAGATACACTCTCGCATCAACATCCATCATTCCTTCTCTACCCATCTCCAATAGTTTAAGTTCCCATCCTTTCGGGAAGTCACTCAATTTCTTTTTTGGTCTTCCAAATTTCATTATGTTAATTTTTGTTGTAGTTTATCCAATCTCTCATTTATTCTCTTTTTGCATATTTGATCACAATATCCTTGTATTGTTTCTTTCAGGTAATGTGATACAAAACTTATGAACCATTCCTTTTCCATTGGGGGGTGTCCTGACATTAAGAGATAGGCTCTCGCTCTGTTTATATCCTGTTGTGTATATGTGATTGGTTCAGGATCAATTATCTGTATTGCATCTTCATGTCTTAGGACTTGTATCTTTGAAGATTCTGCTCGTGCTTGCTTACATCCGCAACCCATTTCTTTTCTTGTTTAATTCTTTTCTAACTTTATTTATGTCCCTTGATACTGAGTTGATTGGTATTGTTGTTCTCTTGGAAACATTTGTTATTGAACATCCTTCTTCAATGTATAATTCAAACAATCTTCCGTAATACCAATCTTTGGTTTGTTTCATATCATCAAGTTGCTTTCGAACCCAATTCATGTTGAATGGATCTTCTTCATATTGTTCATCTACTATTTCAATATCAAATAAATTTTCTGATTGTGATTTTTTGAATTGGTAATAATATTTGGATGTTTGTGAATGAAATTGGTTCTTAACAATCTTTGTAAAGAAATATAGTTTTTGTGCGTTGTCAAGTTCTCCTACCTTTTTGTTGACTAAAAATTGTTCCACACAAGTATGAAGCAGATCATCAACATCATAACTCTTTGACACAAATCTGCATATCTTTTTTAATTCTTCATAGTTGGAAGTAATCCAAAGGTCATTCAAGATTCTATCAATTATGTTTTCATCCAACAACATTATTTGTTCCCATATAGATTACTCTCGGGTGATAGTTGTCATCAATCCAAGTATTATTAACTTTTTGGATAACTCTTTTGTTGGCTAGTTTTATGATATGATCTCTGATTGAGAATGGGGATACCTTGAAATCCATCAATTCATAAATCTCGTTGTTTGTGAGTGTTGAATATCCTGATGGATTCTTCTTTATATCCTCCATCAAAATTCTGTAGATTTCTTTGTGTCTTGGGTTTGTTAATTTTTCCATGTCTTTTTTTTATAAATATAGTATAGGTAGGTATAAGTTGTATATTAAATAAAAAAACCCAGTAAGAATACTGGGTTGTGGGTAAAAAAAATTCAAGATGAGCTTATTAATAATGACTAAAATCCCACATTGATAAATATAATCATCATTCAAATTTTCCAAACAGATCTTCAATT